GTCGCCCCGCACCGCCCAGAGGATAGCGTCGGGCTGTTGCTGGAAGGCCAATTCGACCAGTTCGCCTTGGGTCACATGCTCGGAAAGGACGGTCAGATCCGGCGCAACCCACCCGTCGCGCTCAAAGTTATAGGTCAGTTCGCGCACCTTGCGACCGCGGCGCTGGACGAAAAGCAAAACGTCGTTAAGCAGGATGGCCCGCATGGTCTTCGATCCAAAGCTGCTTTGCTTCTGGGCCTGCACGTTGGTCGAACTGAACGCTTCGCCGCTATTGGCCCCGCCGATTGTCCACTCGTCGCCGCTGGTTCCCAGCATGAGGCGCTTCTGGCTGAACATCCACTCGATGCGGTTGCCTTCAGAGGAGGCCACGGTGAATTGCAGCCCGTCGTCCGCGCCAACTCCCAGTTGGAAGTTTTCAAAGTCGTCCACCTTGCTGCACCAAACGGTGTTGGGCTGGTGGGCGGTGCCGCCGAAGCAAAGGCGCTGTTCGTGGATGGCGACGGCCCGCGGGTAGCCGCGCACCGCGGAGAACGCCGCCTCGCTCCACTGGGTGGTTCCGGTGATGACGGATCCCAGCCACTTGTTGACCGTCGCTCCGGCGCTGGTGCCGCTGGCCACGCTGTTGATCGTGACGGTGCCGCCGGAGTTGAAGTCGGTGGATTCAAGGAAGACGCGGGCGCTGGTGTTGGAGACGTAGTCGGTGACGCGCAGCTTGAGGCCGACGCGCTCGTCTTCGGTGCCGGTGGCGGTGAAATTGCGGGCGGTGGTCAGCGAGGTGAACTCCCGCACCACTTCCATCTTGGTCAAGTTCTGCACGGGCGCATCGCTGGCCGACGCGGCCCCGCTGTTGGCCACAGTGAAGGTGTAGGTGTTGGCTCCGGTGACGGTGATCGTATAGGTTCCGGCAAAGGGCGCGGCCACGGTGGAGGGAATAAAAACTTCGTCTCCGGTCGAGTAGCCGTGGGCGGTGCGGGTGGCTGTCGCGGTCGTCGTCGAGCGGGCCAAGGCGGTCAGATCCCGCCCTCCGTTAGAATCCATTTTCTCCTGCGGGATGCGGAGCAGGCGGATTTTGCCCTGCCATGTTCCCACCGTGGTAATTGTCCACGATCCTTGGATGTCGAGCGTGCCTTGGCTGACCTTGTTGGCGTCAATGGTCTCATCCACCGCCCCGCTGTTGCGCGGCCACTGGATAGCCCACTGGCTACCCACATGGCCCGCTTGGAAAACAGACGCGCTGGCGGTCAACGTGGCGCTGCCGGAGGCTGCGGAGGAAGCGATGGTGGTGGTCGTGAGGTTCTGGTCGAGGAGCGGCGGGTATTTCCACGCGACCGTGGTCAGCGTCCAGTTCGTGTCGCTCACGCGGGTCAGCTTGCGCGGCGCATGGTTGGCGTGCGCCAGATACATGATGTCGTTGACTTGGACGTATTGCAGTTCGCGCAGTTCGCTTTCTTGGTAGGGACTGGCCACTTCCAAGGGCGAACCGCCGGAAAGCACTGGCGAGTCGTTGCCCCAAAAGCGGATGTATTGGTGGCCAAACTCCAAGACAAAGCGGGTGGTCACGGAAAAATTAAAGCCAATCAAACGGCACCGCTGGTTAGCGTTCTTGGCCTCGCCCAGATACTCGGTGCCAGCGCGGCGGTAGACGCCTCCGTAGGGAAGGACGACCATGTTCTCCAAGGTGCGGCATCCGCTACGGTATTTTTCGACGTCCGTGCGGGCGTCCATGTAAGGACTCAACTCGCCTGCATTGAGGGCGGTGACGAGGAGATTGGCCATGATCTATTGGCTGCTGGGAAACTTGGTGTAGCGGGCCGCGACAAGGTCGCTGTTTGTCCACGGCATCTTGCGGCGCAGACGCTCCTCAAAGGCGTCGGCCATGCGGGCCTTGGGGCCGGTCAGCGCCTCGTATTCCTGCAAAAGTTCCTGCGGCAGGTTGCGGCTTCCGGTCAGCGGGCCTGCCAAGCGCGAGGCCAACATGGTAGCCAGCGCGTGAACGAACAGCGGGTGGTAGAACGATCCGTCCTCCACGCGGGCAACATACCGGATGTTGGCCTCCTCGGCGTTGGTCAGAAGCTGGTCGCCTTCGACGCTGAACTCGCCCAGCCTTTCGTTGGGTTCGTAGCCATTGAGTTGGACGACGCGCAGGCAATCGACCGGCAACTGGTAGGCGCTCGTCCATTCGCTTTGCGGGGCGGTGGCCAGCTTGTTCAGCGCGGCCCGTCGCATGGCGAAGTTCCAGCGATGGGACTGCAAGACCTCGTCGCGGGTTTGGGCGAAGAAACGATTGCAAAACTGGGCCTGCTTGCTGTCGTCGGTCAGCGCCATGATTGGCGAGATGCCCAGCTTGGCCAAAGCCAAGTTGCAGATGGAGGTTTCGTCGGCCATGAAAAGTTAAAAAGGTGGCAGACTATTTAAAGCCGGTCTGCCAGCGGCTGTGAGTGCCTTACGGCATGCGGAACGCGAGCAAGAAGGCAATCTTCTTACCGGCGGTGACCGCGTTGGTGCGGGCGAACGCCGCCGTCACTGTGCGGGTGTCGGCGGTGATGACGTAGCGCGGGAGGACGCTCGTCGCCACAGCGGCGGTGACTGCCGCGGAGCCTGCGGTCGAACTGTTCAGCGAGATCGAAGTCGCGCTGTAGCGATCAACGTCGGAAGCATCCCCAATCGTGGAGATGGCAACCGAAGAACCGCCCAACGACGCCTCGTTAGAGACGCGCCAGAGTTCGGGCAGCGGGATCGCGCCAACGGGCAGAACAGCAATGTTGATGCTGTCGCCGGTCGCCGCTTCCGTGCCGGTGCATGTGTAGGTCGCTTGCGCGTAAACGACGTTGCCTTTGACAAGGTCGCCGTCCACGCGGTTGCGGACGTTAAGCTCCAGATTTTCGGGAGCGATGTCGGTGTAGAACGTAGCCATATTATGATTCTCCTATGGTTGGTTGTTGTTGATTAGAGAACCTCGTCGGCTGCGATTTCGACGACCTTCTTCTCTTCCATGCGGGTCGCGCCAAGGCTCGCCACCGTGCGGATTTGCAGGGCGTGGCTCTTGTCGGCGCGGATGTCCACATGCACCTTGCGACCGGCGTCGGCCAGCTTGAGGCCGGAGCGGACGTAGGCGAAGCAAGTGCGAACACCAGTGCTGGAGTTGTAGGGAAGCAAGGACGACGCCACGCGGCGGAACTTGAAGCCCATGAAGGTGTCGAGTTGGCCCTGCACCAGCGCCTTGACGCTGTTGTAGTCGGCGCTGATCACCTCGGTCGTGCGAAGCAAATCTTGGAGTTGCTTCGCGCTGACCACAATGATGCGAGGATCGCTGTCGTCCACCTCTGCGTCGTTGAGCAGATAGGAGGCTTGGCGAAGTTTCGCAATGGTCAGACCGCTGTTAGCGGTGCTGCCGGTTTCGACGTAATCGACGGCGACCTTCTGCCCAGCGGGCAAAGCGGTCGGGGTCACGCCGGTTTCGCCCGTGTAGGCAGAACCCAGCGCCGCGTCGATGATGACCTTGTCGCAGGTGCGAAGGTAAGCCATCGCGTGGTTGTTGACCGTCTCGGACTGCGGCAGGCTGACCTCACCCAGATACTCGGCATCCCACTCGTCAAAGAGGGTGGCGTGTTCGTAGGGATACGGACGGAGCCAGCGTTTGGCGAGGGCCACATCGCTGATGTTGGTGTCGGCGGCGCGGGCGGTGATTTTGGTCATTTCGACCGCAGCCATTTGGTTGAATGTTTTTTCTTTGCCGCGAACGGACTCCACGGACACGAACTCACGCAACTTGGAAACCTTCTGCTGAAGAAGGTGTTCCCAGTTGGAGGTGAACTCCGTCGTGAAATACTGCGGGATTTGTGCAATAGCAGACATAGCTGTTTCTCCTTTGGTTTTGACTAAACCCGCATCGTGCGGATCTGGTCGGGTTGTTGTTGGTTTCTGTCCCGCGGCGCTACCGAGTATCCGTTCGTGACGGGTCGTCGGCCTTGGGTTGCCGTCGGGCAGGCTCAACGAGGAGGTGTCTGCCTAACTGTTTGCGAGAATTGCGCTGCGCCGGAAGTGGCGCAAGGGTTTAGTCAAAAAAGTTTTGGGTGTTTGTGCATAGCAAAACGCCGCTTGGTATACACAACGTGTCGATGCTTTCGACATGGTTGAAACAACGTGTCGAAGGTTCTGCAAAACGTGAACACTTGCTGTCACAAGGTGACAGTTAGCGCCAACCCAAGGCTATGGCCATGAAACCCGCGTTGGCCGCTGCATAGAAAAGGAAGACCGTTGCCATTGCTGGCTGCGCTGGCGTGGCCGTTGCAAAGCCGTGGGCCGTCCACAAATAGCACAGGGTGCAGATGAGTAGCGGGACAAAGGTCACCCGATGACTCCATCGTTCTTGCGCTCAACCCAGCCCATCACCTCGGAAATAACCAGACTGACTTCGGCAATGGCGTCTTCTTCGATGTCCCAAAAGCGGGCGTGAAGCAGTTCATGGATGACAAGTTCCTTGCCGCGGTGGGCAATAGCGTCTGGGTGGATGTAAACGGTTCTATCGTCTCGGACGCACAATCCGTCTACAGGCTCGCGCTCCGGCGGTCGCTTGAGCTTGACCCTCCAACACTTGCCATCGAGGGCGACTCGCTTGGTGGGGATGTGTTTCATTTGAGTCGGTAATGCGGGACGGGACGGACGCGCTCGGCCAGACGGATGGTGTAGTTGCGCTTCTCGCACAGCCCCTTATCGATCATCCGGCGCACTTGCTCGCTGGTGATGCACTCGCTGCGGCTGCGAGCCTTGGCCAGTTGCTTGATCGTGAACCACCCCTCCGGCACTTCTTCGACCGGAATAGTGGGCTGCGACAAGGCTTCGCACCACTGGGCCAGTTGTTTGTCGGCTTTGGTTTGTTTCATAGCGGTAACTGGTAGTGCGGATCGAAGACCGCGATGTTCACGATGCAGTGCGTCCCGTTAAAATGCCCGTAGGCTGCGGCATGCCTCCATGCCAGCGTTTGCCTGCGCGTGGCCGCGTATTCGATGTCCAGCTTCACCCCGCAACCAATGTTGTAACCGATGGCCTTGGCGTGGATTCGTGCGCTTTCGATAGCCACGCGGTGGGTGTGACCCATGACCACGCTGCGCCCGAATAGTTCGGCGGCGTCCCGCACGGCGCTGGTTCCAAAAAGCGACCCGTGGATAAAGGCGGTGTCGCCCAAGAGAAACGCACAGTCGGCATGCACTCCCTTGTAGGGAATGATCCGGCACTTCATCTTGTCCGCGGCGGTCTGGATACGATCCAAAATGCCGATGGCCGCGTCACGATGGATGCCGCTGGCACTGTGCTGCATCTGGGACAGTCGCGCCTCATGGTTTCCGAAGAGGAAGACGTTGGGGCGCAATTCCTTGAGGAAAGACAACCCTTGCAAGACGTCGTCAGTCATGCTGGCTCCGTAGTCGGGATCGGTGCTGTCGCGCCGCGCACCGGCCCGCATGTTTCGCACATCGATCGCATCGCCCAGATGCAGGACAAAGTCCGGCTTCCACGCTTCGCGCAGTCGCAGGATGGCGTCGAGCGCCCGCGGATCGGCCTCTGACCCGTGGGTGCATGTGCAGGCCAGAAACTTCTGCCAGCCTTTGGTTTTGTTGGCCATGACCGTTTAACCGGCGCTGGTCAGCATCCGGCGCACTTGGTCAACGACCTCCGCGTCACCCTCTTGGTAACGAACGTAGAGCGGGTTGGATGCGTTGGTCATAATGTCGCGGGCGCGGGCGCGAGTGCTGCTCGCTCCGGTCTGGTCACCGGCCACCAACTTGTCGTCGGACAACTTCTCCGCGAGGTTGACGATGGCCTTGACCACTTGCGGATCGACAAACCCTTGCGAGGTCGGATCGACTCCGGCGGTCACCGCGGCGCGGCGGGCCAGTTCGATCTTCTCCGGCATCTTGTCGCCCCAGACTTTCTGGAGTTCGGCGCGTCCGGTTTCCAGTTGGGTTTCGATCATCTGGGCGGCGGCTTGATTCATCAAAGCCGCCCGCTCCATGTCGAAGCGCATGAACTCCTGCATGGCGGCGGCAGGAATGTGGTGCTTGTGGGCCAGTTCCGCGGCTTTCTTGGCCACGTTGTCATCCCATGTGACCCCTTCGGGCAGTTGCTCCGGTTTGAGGTTGTAGGCTTCGGGCGATTCGGGAACGCCGATGGCCTTGCGGTAGGCGGAAATTTCTTCCGGCGTGGACTTCTCGTTGGGAGGAACGATGGCGTTGGCTTTCTTTCCCAAAAGTTGCTCCAACCCGTTGAACCCTTTGGCCATCGACTCGACGTCGATCTTGTCGTTGCGCCAATACTTTTCGGGAACCCATTCGGGCTTTTCGGCTACTGCGGGCGCTGGCGCGTCGGTGGCGCTGGCAGGCGCACTGGAAAGGAGTGTCCCTTCGGTTGTGACGCTGGTGTTAGCAGCGGGTGCGGTGGTCGCGGGAACAGCGGTGCTGTCCGCGGTGGTGCTGGTTTCGGAGGTGGTGGTTGCATCGATCATGGTGGTGTTAGTTGGTTGGTGTTTTGACTACACCGCGTTTAGCGGAGGACTTCGGTGGTTGGACGCTCGACGTCGGCATCACCGACGACGGGCAGGGAAAGTTTGTGTTCGATGAAAAGGATCACCTCGCGCTGGCCGTCACGCACCGCGGCGGCGATGGGATCAAACGGACGTCCCAGCGTGCGCTCAAAGGCGGGCCGGTTCATGCGGAAGTAGGCTTTGAGGTTATCCAAGACAACGCGCCCGTCTTCGTTGTCGAAGCAGCGGTGGTAGGCGTTGTTGATGCGCTGAAGGCTCTTGCTGCGCTCCAGTTCTTTGTCGGTGGTCATGCGGTGGCTTGGTTCATCAAACGGCCAAGGGCGCTGTCCTGCTTCACGCTACCAGCTTTGCCTGCGGCCTCGGCCATCGTGAGCATCTCCTGCTGCTGCTGCATCTGGGCCTGTGCCTGTGCGCGGGCGGCGCGGGCCTCTTCGACCTCGTCCTCCTCGGCCAGCCAGTCGGCGGGCAGTCCGTCGTTGCGGGCGGTTTCGCGGGCGATGACGTCCCACTTGAAGTTGTCCAAAACCTCTGGCCTCACTTGCGCGAGAATCGCGTTGCGCTCCAGTGTGCGAGCCAGTGACAAATTGTGCATGGCGCGGATGGCGAGCGCGACCTTGCTGACGTAGCTGACCTCCGGTTCCGGCAGCATGGGCTGGCCCATCGCGTCCATTTGGATCGCGTCCTGCGGCGGCGGGGGGAAATGGCCGTTGCGGATCAAGATG